TGTTACTAACCTATATTGTGCCATACTCATAGATGGACTTGTCACAACAATAGGTAAGTTATTTGTTGTTGCGTTTACTTTATAAGGTGATGATACAATTGATAATGCCATAATTTATGTTACTGTTGCTCCTGCTGATTCTGCAGCATCATTAATGTTTATTATTATATCTTTTTCTAACGCTGCTGTTATTTCTGCTGTACCAAAATTTGCAGCTGCATTGTCAATTGATTCCATTATAAATGGTTTTTTAGGATATTTTTTAGCTCCTTTTTTAGCAATACTTTTAGCTATTGCCCATGCAAAATTCTCTGGTGATTTAAATTTAGATGGTACAGGTATTTTTTTAGTTTTAATCCAACCTTCAATTGGTCTAACTGGAGGCATTCTACCTGCTCGTCTCGCTGGTCCTCCATCTTCTAATAATTCACCATACCATAATAATGATACTTGTAATTGTTCACCTTGATTATTAGGTAATGGTACTACTGTTCTAGTAATTGATCTAGCTAAGTCACCTGTACCAACTGATTTATTTTCAAACAGTTGATTTTGCATTTCGTCAACTATACGTTGTCCAAAATCCATAAGTGCGTTATCTAGATTTTCTAATTCCATTTATACCTTAGGGAAATTACAGTAATCATAAATACCTGATTCTGAATATTGTATTGTACCTACAAAACCATATACTCTATCCATAAATGCTTCTAATGTAGGTGTAATTGATTGTATATCATATGATACACCTTTTTGTTGATTATCACTTGGCGGACCCCAGTTCATATAACCTCCAAAGTCATATAATACTTGTTCCATCTTAGACATTACTGCCTCAGGTGATTGATTACTTAATTTAGGTACATCTAAAGCATACAATTCGAATGATAATATTCTTAATCGTGTGTCCTGAGAATATCCTGGTGATTGTAATGGTCTTAAGAAAACATAAGGATACTTAATATTTTGTGATGATGAATCTAAAAAATCTAAACTACCGAAAGCAAATGAGTTTACATACTCATGCTTATCAGCAGCATCTCTAAATGTTTGTACTACGCTTTCTAATGAATTCATTATTTGTTAATTTTAGATTTGGCTGCTCTGTTTTTAGCTGCTTTAGCTTCTGTACGAATAACAGGTGCTACATTTGGGTCACCATTTTCAATACATTCATCTACTAACGATAGTTGAACCATCATTTGTGCTGCTATTCTATGTCTATCAATACCGGCTTTATATCTTTTCCATATTGCCGTTTTATCTGCTTTATTACAATTACATGCCATATTATTTTATTTTAATCTTGTTCTGTTATTACTTTTTGCCATTGCTGCTTTAGTTGCTTGACGTTCTAATTCTTTATAATCTTTATCAATTGCTAAATAATTTAAAACGAAGTTAATGTTTAATTTAGTGATACTAGTTTCTCCTGTGATATTGAGAATACCTGTTTGGGATAACGAATATAATGTCGCAAACCATCCCCAATGCCCGTCAAAGCTTCCAGTGTTTCCTTCTCCATTGTCTTCATTATCTCCTTCTTGTTTGGTATCTGATCTAAATAAGTCATTGAACTTATCGAGCATAAGCTGGCGGTTCCTAAAAAAAAACTTAGCGCTCCTAAAGCAAATCCTGCTGGTAAATTTTTCATTACCTCAGCATTGACATATCTGTTTTCGTTATTGTATTCTTCTAACGTATACCATTTATAGACATTGTCTACTTTGTTTCTTAACAATTGAATATTATGTTTTGTTTTCCAAACTAACTTATCAAACCTATGTGTCTTAATAGGTCGATATAATACCGCCATTATCTCATGTAAGTTATCATTTGGTTTTTTACATAATTGTTCTAGGTCAATAAATTCACCCATTGTCATTGTACTGATATCTGCATATCCATAATCTATACCTTCATGTTGCCATATAGGATAAAATGTACTTTCTATGTCTATTTTATCACTAAAATCCTTAGCGACTTTACCTAAATCTTGTATTGCCCATGTTCTAATTTCTGATTCAGGTATATTAGTAAACACATTTACTGTTTTGATTAATTTACCTAATTCAGTTAGATGATCTATGTTCTGCAACTGCTGATATCTAGCAATTGACAAATACTTAGGTATCTTTAAGCTGTATTTTTTCTTCATATAACGATAAATATTTTATTTAAAAAGAGGAGATATGTTATCTAACTCCAAATGTTGGTTTGTATTGTTGTGGTGAACGTCCTATATAAATTTTATTTGTCTGTATTTCGTTTCTTGCCTTATTTGCTAACATAATTGAATCAACTATATCATCATGTATACCAGCAGGATGTGTAAATGATAATTTACCATTTGTATTTAATTTGTAAGTATACAATGATAATTCTTTATAACATTCAGGTTCTAATTCTTTACCTGGTAATTCAACGTTAGTAGCCTCTATATCTTCAATTAATGTTCTAACTATCTGTGTTTTACTATCTTGTGTAGTAGTAAATCCTTTTAATTTACGTTGTTTAGGCATTATTAAATCATACATTGCCCTTCCTATACCATTTGTTTCTATATAACCACCTGCTATGTTAAATCTAGACATTATACCAATAAATTTATTTGCTATAGTATTTATGTTTTCACCTTTAATTCTATCCATGAACATAACTCTACCTGCCTCGTTCATAATTGTTAACACTGAATAATCATTAGATAAACCTGTATCTATGCCTATAAAACATCGTTGTACTCTATCTCCATTACTATAATTAGGTACTGTACATACATTATCTATTCCTCTAAATACCTCACTACTCGCATCAGTAAATTCAGCTAAATATTCTTGTTTAAAAATGTCATCAGGTAAACTTAAACGTTGTTCAGCTATGAATGATTGGTCTATATATGGGTTATCCGTTGATTTACCACGAAATGAAATGTAGTCGGTACTATCGCTGATACCCTTAAGATAATACTTATAAAACCAATTTTTAGATTTTGGTGTAGATATAATTAAACATTTTTTACCTAATGCTGTTAATGTAGGTAGTATTGCTGTTTCAAATCCTCGTTCATTAACATATGCTGCTTCATCTACAACCATATAATGAAATGAAAATCCTCGAACACTATCAGGTCGTTCACTACTTAAAAATTGTAATGTTGAACCATTTAGGAATTTTATTGTTAAATCTGCTTTATTTGATGATTGAACTATATTATGTGATGCGTTAGATAATTCTTGAAATACTTTTTTAGCCTGATTGTATATAGGAGATATCCAACATCCTTTTTGATTTGGTTTCTGTAATAACCAATATAATAATAGATTTTGTCCTAATAATGATTTACCCCATTGTCTTGAAGTTACTACTACACCAAATTTATGTTGTGAATCACTAAACCCCTTTATTATCTCTTTCTGGCCTATATGTGGGGTGAATAATGTTATTTCCATTTAATATTGTATATAGTTCTTTATCATGTTTTAATTCCATTTTAGCATTTAGCATTATAGCTGCCTTCTCATATTCTTCAGTACTAATAAAATCGTTTTCCATTTCATCAAATACCTCAAATAATGTGTTGTAAAAATCATTATATGTCATCTGTCTCGGTTTCGACATCTCCCCAATTTAATTTATAGTTATTCTGAATATTAACTTGTGTTTGTGGTTGTTCTAAGCCTCGCCATTTACCCATTATTTCAATTACTTTACTTTCGTTGTAATTTGATTTATTAATAGTATTAATTAAGTTATTTAATATAGGAATAATTGTTTGTATTTGATCAGGATTATTAGTTAATTCGTCTTGTAATGTCTTAATAAATGATAAAGACATTTTTTTAGTGTTTTGATTATCCTTTTTAATTTGTAATATACCATCAACAGCTTCCTTATAAACAACATCTAATTGTGCTTCAATAGAAGCCAAATATGCTTTACGTTCTTCTTCCTTTGTTTTTTTTATTATTTCTCCTGCTTTAGCATAGTCAGCATTTGCTTGACCTTGAGATAAATTATACTCTTCGTCATATATCTTAATCCATTTTTTTAATGATGTATTAGGTGTTTGTCTGTATTCAACACAACGTTCAATACGTGCATTATAATCACTATCACTATTTTTTCTACCTTCCATCTGTATATTGTTTTACTGCATCGTATATTAAATCAGCTTCCTCACCATCATATTGACTTTGCCATTTCTTATAGTCGTTATATTTTGCTTCATCATAAAATACTATTATAACCATTTTATCAGCTGGGTCATAATCTAATTCTAAGTCTATTTCTCCCCCCTCAAATGGTTCATCGTCGGTTTTTTTAGATGGAGATTTATTCATGTTTTTAAATAACACAGCTAATTCCTCGTCATCAAACCCCCAGTTATCTAATTCGTTTTTAGTAAAATGTTCAGCTAATGATTCTAAATCCCATTCGCCGGTATTTTTATTTAACCTAATATTTAACTCGCGTTCTTGTTTTTCAGTTAAATTAAGATATACTACAGGAACATCTTCATAACCCATTTCTTGAGCTACTTTTAAACGTTGATGTCCACCAATTAATATATTATTACGATTAGGGTTATTGTTAACTACTAATGGATTAACAAACCCAAATGTAGATATTGATTTCTTTATGTTATCTTTTTGTTCATCAGTTAATACTCTTGGGTTATATTCTGCTGGATTTAATGATGTAATTGGTATATTTTTTATTTCCATGGTAATACTATTTTTTTATTTAGTAATTCGTTTTTATAATGGTTTCTCCATTTAACATAATTAGATACTACTTCAGTATTCACATCACCTTCATTAGTGTTTATTTCTGCTGCTTTATAATAGTTTTGTTTAAATTGTAATATTGTAGGTAATTTGACTAAGTTAAAATTTGGCAGTGCAAATAGTATTTCTTGTAATTCTGTTGCGTATGCATCTGATAGATGTAAGTCTATTCTATCGTAATTGAAATATAGTTTTGATAGTTGTTTTTTAACTTTTAATGCCCAACGTTGTTTTGATTCATCATTTATAGTTGGAGCAGCACGTAGGAAATTAGACGACTTAGTTAAAGTCATGTTATATGGTGATATAATTGTGTCTCTACTTATAATACCGTATTTTAACGATAATATCATATAATCATCATAGTAGTCTTTAATGAAATGCATTTGATGTTTATATTGAGGAGAATCACTATACATTTCCTCAGCACTACATTTGTAGTCCTTTTTCTTTGCTTTACAAGATATAATTGCTAATTTAGTCATATTACAGGCTTGCTACTACAATATCTCCATTGTGATGATCTAATTTACTAGGTAAATTTTTTAATTTTACTTTAGGTAAATCTTGAAAGTAATCAAATTCTTCCCAATTATAACCAGGTGATAACCAAGCCGATTCTAAATGACTAGATAAACCAGGTATACTAGATACACAACCAATACCTTTTTCATTTAATGCCATAAACATTCTATACGAATCAGTAATTTTATCCTTACTAAATTCCTCATGTGTAGGAAAATCTAATTTTAATCTACCTACTTTAGCTGCAAATGTCATTACTGTTGAATTTGTTATTTTCCAATGATAATTTTCTGTCCTCATTACACGTGTTATTTCTCCATCATCTTTAATATGCGGATTTCCTCCGTCTATAGCGTTTAAATACTTATCTGGATGATCATAGCATGTAGTATATTGCTCCCATTTATCTAATGCTTCAATCATTGCCTTTTTACTGCCTGGTCTATGATAAAAATCATCTTCAACTAAATACACGTTATCATAATCTTTATTTTCCTCAATCGCTAAGTTATATGCGTGTCTATAGGTAGCAGCACCATTACCATATTCAAC